CAAGCAAACGAATGTAGTAAACTCTTTGGCTGGTAAAATTCCCGGTGTGAATATTGTATATTGTGTCAATTGTTTAATTTATAGATAATTGTATTTTAAGATTGCTTAGTTTGCACAACATTTGCACAACTTAATTTTCTGATATGCAAAATCTTTATCTTTCTCTTGTATTTTCAAATATAGGATTGATATAAAGATATACTTTTTCTATTATGAATATTTAACTTTTTCTTATTTATATACTATTACAATCCGCTTTTTTAAGGAATAAATATTTGTCAGTTACATATATCCTATTTATACTTAACGTATTATATACTATTTGTAATTAAAATTTTAATTAATATATTAATTAATTCCCTGATTAATGTATTAACTAACTTGTTTATATTCAGTATTATAATTGATATTTATATCTCTTATTTCATGATTAGTGTATTATCTTTGTTATGTTCTATGATAACCTAACACCTTATTATTATGTATATAACAAAGGAATTTTCTTCTATTGCAGAAATAAAGAATATACGCGAACAAAAGTCAAGGCTATCTGAAAGAGAGGCTGAATTAGTAAGTCCAATACTGACTAATCTTGAGTCTATTCCCTATATATACGAGTTGTTTAAAAATATAGTACGCACTATGAATATTCCGCCTCGTGAAAAAATAATTCAGAGAAAGGAATTTTTGTTTATCATACTTTTTTTGTTTGTCCCAAGTGTATTAGCGGGTGGGCGTATACCTAATGGGGTTAGGAAATCTCTTGAACATGTATTTCCAAAGGTAAAGCCTTGTACTATATCAAACAACATTGCTGATGTCTTTTTTTTGTATCAGCAATACAAATACTTCAGAAGCGACATTAATATTATTTATAAAGAAATGCTTAAACGATTGGAAGAGGGCGATACTCTAGATGAATTAAAGCGCCTTACATTCAAATAACAAACCTTTTTCAGATTGTTTGTTATCGGCAAGACATTTGCTTTTCTCATTTTACGCAATGGTCTATCTTTGAAAATATATAAAGAAGAATAATAGGATGAGACTTTCAATTAAGCAAGAAAATTTTTGTAATTATTACCTCGAAAGCGGCAATGCTTCCGATGCTTATCGTCGTGCTTATTCATGCAAAGGGAAATCAGATAATGCGATTTGGGTAGAGGCGTCCAGATTAGCTAATAACCCTAAGGTTGCCCTAAGGATAAGTGAGTTGAGTTCTGAAATGCGGCGCCGGTCAGATATTACAAAAGATGAAGCGGTAGGAATTTTGGCAGATATTGCAAGGGCGAATATTGTAGACGCCCTTGAAATCAAGTCTAATGAGATGTTTACTACCATAGTGGTAAAGGATGTATCCGCCTTGCCTATTGGCATTCAAAGAGCTATTCTTTCCGTAAAGAGTACAGATAAAGGTTATGAACTGAAATTGTATAATAAGATTGATGCAATAGAGAAATTGACAAAATTGCTGGGTTGGGATGCAACTGAACAGAAAGATGTTGTAAAGGAAGATAAAAATGATTCTATAACAATTCAGATAATAGACAAAAGGGGGGACGTTGTAGATGCTGATACAAACGACTAAAATATATGCTACGGTTGATAGTGCGATAAAATCAGGATACAAGGTTGTATCTGCACAAGGAAGCTCAAGAAGCTCAAAAACGTATAATATATTGATATATCTTTTAGCATATATACTCCAACATCCTAAAACCTCTCTTTCTGTTGTGCGCAAGACGCTACCGTCGTTAAAGGGGTCTGTATTTCGGGATTTTAAGGAGATAATGCAAGACAAATTCCGAATGTGGGATAATCGCTGCATGAATAAATCTGATATGGTATACACGTTTCCTAATGGTTCGTTCTGTGAATTTTTCTCAACTGACGATGAGCAAAAGATACGAGGAAGAAAACGTAATATTCTGTATTGTAACGAAGGCAATGAAATATCTTTCCTCGAATGGCAACAACTGGTGATGCGTACTACTGATTTTTCAGTTATAGATTATAATCCATCTTTTTCAGATGAGCATTGGTTATGTGATTTGAATAAAGATTCGCGGACTTTTCATTTTATCTCTACTTATAAGGACAATCCTTTTTTGGAGCAAACTATTATAGACGAGATAGAGTCTCTCCAGCATAAGAATAAAGTGCTATGGACTGTGTATGGTTTGGGATTGCAAGCTATGGCAGAAGGACTTGTATTCCCGGATTTTGAAATAGTGGATGAATTTCCTACTTACGCTAAACATGTTGGGGCTGGATTGGATTTTGGATATAGCGCTGACCCTACAGCGGTGGTAAGATGTGGTATAGTAGACGATTGCATGTATCTTGATGAATTGTGTTATCAAACCCACATGTTAACAAGTGAAATAATAGATGTGTTGAAGCCTTTAGGATTATTTGTATATGCAGATAGTGCAGATCCGAGACTTATTCAAGAGATTTCTAATGCAGGTATTGTGATTTATCCAGCGGATAAGTACAAAGGTTCAGTCATGGGCGGTCTGTTTAAGATGATGGAATATAGGCTTTGCGTGACTAAGCGTTCTGTTAATCTCATTAAGGAACTGAAAAATTATGTATATGAACAAAACAAGGATGGCAAGTTTATAAACGCACCTATTGATGCTTATAACCATTTGATTGACGCTGCCCGTTACTGGACAATTGGCAAGATAATGGGGAAAGTTTTACTTTCTAAGCAATATGATAAAGATGATTTAGGACTATACTAAAATTGATGATATGAATTTTATAGAAGCAATATTCAATGTTATCCGTAACAAGACCCTAAACGCTGTAGGGGTTGAACGAGATTTGATGAAACTTATTCAAAATAAAGATATTTCCCGTGTACAATCTGTTATGCAAAATCGTGATACGTACGTATCTGATGCCATAAAGGAATATACTCCAGAACTTCATGATGTAATGAAGCGTCCCGATAAGCCGAGAAAGAACAGACAGCCCTATAAAGTTGAAAAACTTCCCCGGCGCCGACAAGTGTACATAAATGAGGTGGAGTTGTTCTTTTTGTTGGGAAATCCTATATCATGGAAGCCTTCTTTAGACATGGAGGGTAAGGATGAAGCTTTTGATGCTTATATGCAGTTTTTAAAAGATACAAGGTTTAATACTACCATGCGGCAAGCTAAAAGATTGGCGGGGGCTGAAACCGAAAGTGCTAAAGTGTATCATATTTATAATGATGGTGGGAAGCCCGCCGTAAAGGTGCTCGTTATATCCAAATCAAAAGGCTATACCCTGAGACCTTTGTTTGACCAATATGAAAACATGATAGCTTTTGGTTATGGTTACTTCTTGAAAGAGGGAGATAGGACAATAGAACATTTTGATATACAAACTCCAAATTTTATATTTCGATGTAAGCGGGCTAATATCGGATGGAATGTGACTCCAGTTGAAAACCCTACCGGGAAAATCAATGTGATTTATTATCGCCAAGATAAATCCTGGGCGGGCACTGAAAGAAGATGCGACCGGGAGGAAATGATTGATTCTAAAGCTGCTGATACAAATAATTATTTTGCAGACCCTAAGATAAAGGCTACTACAGATGTTATTAAATCTTTGGCTGATCCTGATACTGTAGGTCAGGTTATACAACTGACAAATAAAGATAATAGCCTGATTGATTATATGACTCCACCAGAATATTCTTCCATGAAAGAGAGCGAAAAGGCGGATTTGAATTCTTCGATTCTTTTCGATTCGTTTACTCCTGATTTTTCTTTTGAAAACATGAAAGGGCTTGGCACTTTATCCGGAGAGGCATTGAAACGGGCTATGATATTGGGCTTCATTAAGAGGGATAATTTAAAGGAAATATATGATATATTGGTTGATAGAGAAAAAAATCTTATTCTTGCCATTATGAAAAATGTTACCCATATCCAACTTAGAGAAAAATTAGAAAAATTGAATATAGAACATGAATTTTCTGAGCCGTTTAATGAGGATGTTCAAGGGAAGTGGGCAGCAGTAGGGAAGGCTTATCAGGATGGAATTATTTCACTTGAGCAAGCAGTTAATATGCTTGCGGTTGCAGATAATCGCCAGGAAGAAATACAACGAATATTAAATGAGCGTCAAGCTGTGAATAACCAGAAAGGGGAATAATATTCCCTTTTTTCGTATAATAACAAACCTTTTATCAATTGTTTGTTCTATATATTTGATTTTTTAGGCAAAAAGCAGGTATGGCGATACCTTTACAAGAAAATATCGGTTATGAATATAAAAGTAGATGCTTCCGGTTTAGATGAATTTATAGAAGAAATAGAGAACGAAGTCTCTACTGCTATGATTAATGCTGCTCATAGCGCTGTTGATACTCAAAAGACTTCTAATATAAGTAATAAAAAAACATATCAAAATCATACATGGAACTTGCGGAATGCTCCGGGAGCTGTCGTCTTTCGGAATGGGAAGATTGTCGATATGTATATACCGGCTGACGGTGCCCATGGAGAAGCTAAAGAGCAGACGGAAAGTATGTTGATTTACGGCAATCATCCCCAAGACGGTGTAGTATTTGCTGATGGGATGCATTATGCGAGCTTCGTAAGCGCAAAAGGTTTTGATGTTGACGATAGTGCACGAATTAAACTATCAGAAGAATTAAGTAAAGTGTTCATGAAAAAATAATTGGTTATGGCTGGGTTAAAATTTAGCGCAGATATTGAATTAGATAAGATTGTTAAGTTGCGCACAGAAATAAAGGGGCTTAAGGCTGATATGATGGCTTTGGCAGGTAAGCCAAATAGTGGAAATACCATGAAGAGTCTCGAAAGGCAGTTAGACAAGGCTACGAAAGAACTTGATAAGTACATGAAGAAGTACGCATTGATGAAGAAAGCCTATGAGGAAGTTTTGAAATCTGACAATACCGTTAAGGCAGTGCATGAAGAAACTCAGGCCTTACAATCCACAAATAAATGGATTGTCGCAAATACGCAAGCTGTAAAAGAAGCTGATGCTGAAATAAAAAAATTGAAGTCTGACTTTGCAGCTCTCAATGATACAGAAAAGGTGGGCGACAAAGGATATAACATATTGCGTCAAGTAGAACAACAAGTAGCCGTACGGAAGAGGGAAGAAGAAGCAGTTCGGGCAAATATAAAAGCCCAAAAAGAACAAATCATACAGAATAACTCAGAAGAAGGAAGTATAACTCAATTGCGTAAGCAGTTGTCACTTATGCTTAATCTCTATGATAATATGGGGAGAATAAAGCGTTCCGGCAATTCGGGCAAAGAACTTCTTGCTCAAATTAGAGTTATTCAAACTGAATTAAACGAGGCTGAACAAGCATCCGGTCGTTTTCAAAGAAATGTCGGCAACTATTCTTCTGCATTTAATGGACTTGGTATGTCAATCCAGCAGATAGCAAGAGAACTTCCTGCCGCAACGATGGGCGTCAATATGTTCTTCTTGGCAATCAGTAACAATCTTCCGATTTTCTTTGATGAAGTCCAAAAGGCAAGAAAAGAATACGCCGCATATATCGAAGAGCTAAAAAAAGGCAATACAGAAATCCAGAAAGTTACTCCCGTTTGGAAACAGATAATTTCCGGTGTGTTTTCATTGAATACCGCTTTGGTTGTAGGTATAACTTTGCTCACTGCTTATGGGAAAGAGATATTCAATTATCTTGATGGATTGATTAATACTAAAAGGGCTACGCTGGATTTACTGTCTGCGGAGCAGGAAATGGCTTTAGCGCGTAGAGAAGCTATAAAGAGTTCTGTTAACGAAAGAGTTGAGCTAGATATTTTGTACAGCAAATTAAAGAATATTTCTTTATCAGAAAGGGAGAGGACTGCGGCAGTTAATGAATGGATAAGTAAATTCCCTCAATATTCTAATATTCTTGAAGGAGAAAAAGTAAATTTAGGGAATCTTGAATCTGCTTATAGAACACTCAGTAATGAGATTTATAAAAACGCTGTTGCAAGAAGTTATGTAGATAAATTGGCTGATATTTCTATAAAAAAAGATAAGGAAGAGATTAAACGTCTTAACCAAAAATTAACAGTGGCAAAAGCTGAAGAACGGTTAAGAAAGCAGGAAGAAGAATTTAATAAGCAAGAAAAGGAAGGTTTTGGAACTGCAACAGCGAAAATAGATGCACGAAAAAAAGTAGAGAATGCACGTCGGGATTTGGAGAAACAAAAGGGAATATATAATGATATTCTTACAAACTTACAAACTTATGAAAATAACTTCCTAGATATTTCAAACCATATAAATACACTTAATCTTTTCCCTCAGCCCAAAGAGGGTACTTATGACTATTGGCAACAACAAGTAAGAAATGCCGATAGTGCCTTAAAGCAAATCAAAGATACTTATCTTGAAGTGTTAAAGACAGGAAGTACACAAGGCATTCCTAAAGATGTTGTCAAACAATATAATTCTTTGATAAAACAAAAGAGAGAGGCGGAAAATAAATTAAAAATATATGATGACAAAGGCGCTGGTAATAGAAATATCAACGCATTAACGTCCCAACAAGATAAGATATTAGGACTTGAAAGCAAGTACGCATTGGAGCGTAGGCGAAAAGCTGAGGATTTGGAGTATCAGATTGCGCAGGCTCGTATTAGCGCCATGGCTGATGGTTATCAAAAGGTCAAGGCACAGCGTGATTTGGATAACAAGAAAGAAATCCAAAACTTGCAACGGCAGAAAGAAGATGCTATTCGTGCGGAAATAGATGCTCAAAAAAAGGTTTTTGATGAGCTGGAGAAATTGAAAGCTAAACAGAACAAAGGATATAAAACAAAAACCTTTGACGCTTCCGCAGTAGATACTTCTAATATCAGCTCTGCTTTTGATTCTATCATCGGATATGTAAGTAGCAGGCAAAAGGACGATTTAATGCGAGAGCAGGAAAGCGCATGGAATGAATATCTCATAAAATATGGTGATTATCAAAAGAAAAAAGAAGCTATAACCAAAGAATATGCAGCAAAAATAGATAGTTCTCTAACGAAAGGAGAAAGAGAGTCTTTGAAAAAAGATCTTGAAGCTCAATTGAGAGAACTAGATTTTTCCGAATTTAAAAAATCAATTGATTTTGCTGATGTGTTTGGGGATTTAGATATGCAGACAACTGATGCTTTAAAATCTCTCCGTGATAAACTAAAAGATTACATTAATGCTGCTGCAAAGGATTTGCGACCAGAAGATTTAAAGGAACTACAAGATGCCTTGAAAAATATTGACTTTAAAATAGCTAAGCGTTCTCCTTTTAAAGAGCTTTATTCCGGTTTGTCTGAATACAATACAGCGCAAAATGCTGTTAAAAAAGCCCAAAACGAGTTGAACTTAGTTATGTCTGGAGGAGAAGTGATAACAGGAGTGTACCAAGATGAAACCGGTAAACTTGTAAAAAAATTACTTTCACAAGAAGAAGCAGAAAAAAAACTCTCTAAAGCTCAATCTGATAGGCAAGGTGTTCTAGCTAAATTAACAAAGGCTGCAAATGCAATAGGCTCTCAAGGTATGGAAATTGTCAATGCTGGAAACCAAATAGTGGACATGCTTGGGAATTTTGGTGTTGCAGTACCTGAAGCTGTAGCTGAAACATTGAACGGCATTGGGCAGACTATGAATGCTCTTGAAAGTATTGATTTAACCAAGCCGTTCTCCGCCATAACTGGAAGTGTTGGAGTCTTAACCGGAATTAGGAATACAATAGCTGGATTGTTAGGATTCGGTGGCGCTGACTACTCCGGCTATGAAAAGATGAAAGCTCAATATGAAAATCTCATATCTATTTGGGATGAGCTTATAACCAAGAAGATGGATTATATTGACATCGACTATGGAACGGAGGCGATAAAAGCGGCAGAAGAAGCCGAACAGCTTGTAAATATCCAGATAAGCAGGCAAAGGCAACTAATCAAGCAGCTTGCATCCAGCGGGGCAAGTGTCGGTTCCCACTCATTGGGATACCGTATAAATGACAGATTGTCCAAAGAGGACTATCAACGAATTTCAGGTTTAGTCGGGCAAAAGATTACAGCGGAATATCAGTTGTGGGATTTGTCTTCCGAACAGATAGAAAAGATACTTTCCGATGAAAAACTGGTTTCTGTACTTGATACCGTCAACAAGGATTTTGTTACTTATTTGCAGAATATTGTAGATTATGGAGAACAACTTACCGAGATTGCACAAAAAGAAAAAGAGGCTATTACTGGAATAGGCTTCGATGAGTTTAAAAGTGGTTATGCAGATTTACTTTCTGATTTGGATAGTACCAACGAGGATTTTGCCGATAATTTCGAGCAACATCTTCAAAAAGCCATATTTCAGTCTCTTCTTGCAAATAAATATAAAGAACAAATTCAAAGACTATATGATTCATGGGCTGAGTATGGAAAAGATGGGATAACTTCTGACGAGGCACAAGCACTTCGTAATATGCAACAGAATCTTACAAATAGCCTGCTTGCGGAACGTGATAAACTGATGCAAGATTTTGGCTGGCAATCAGATTCCACCCGTGAAGCTTCACAGAAGGGAATTGCTACGGCTTCGCAAGATTCGGTAGACGAGAACAACGGTCGGTTGGCTGTTATGCAAGGGCATACATACTCCATCAACGAAAATGCCAACCGTATGGCTAATGGCATTGACAGCCTTTTGAACTATGCCTCTTCCGGTATTTCATTAACTACGGATATAGAAAGAACGGCTAAAGCAATTGAAAGCCAAAGCAGGGATGCTCTTAACCACTTGGCAAACATTGATAACTATACGTCTAATCTTGTAGAAATGAGGGAATACATGTATGCCGTGAAAAACGGTATTGACACATTAAACACTAAAGGGTTAACACTTAAACGATGAAAGGACAACTTTATATAGACAATAAGAACATCTTTACTGAATTGGGTGTCGCCACTATGCAGGGTAATTACGGTGAATTGGTAGCGTTTTCACCCTCTAAAACCCCGGACAGCAACGATTGGCCGGAAGAGGATGGAAAAGAGTTCGACCTTTCGGAAATGCATCTTGACACGAAAGACGTCACGCTTGAATTCGGCTTCTTTTCGGAGTGGGGGTATAATGACTTCGTAGTCCTGTTGTCTGATATGGGCTACCATGATTTCAACTTTCCGCAGTTGGGACGTACATTTAGATTGAGGTTATCCTCGCAGAACAGTTTTGAGATGTATAGTAACACCGAACGTTCCAAGTTTACTTTTGTTAATGACTTTCCGCGTCCGTATGGTTATGTTTATCAAGAACCAGTGAATAGCATTCCGCTACCGAAAGGCTACGAGCTAGATAATATGGACTTGTCCGCTTATGGTGTGCTCGTTCTCAAAGGCAGTAATGCGGAGATATTCAAAACCCCGGTTGTGAAGAAGAACTTCTTGCGGAACTTCAAGTCTCGGGATGGCGCTGTCTACGACGGTGAATACGTGAAGTTCCAGACGAAAGATGTGAACCTTAAATGTTTAATGCGTGCACCGGACTTCGATACGTTTTGGCGGAACCGTGACGCTCTTTTGTATGACCTCACTAGGCTATCCACCAAGACCGATGCCGAAGGATACGAGTATAAAGACGCGGAGCGCATGTTTTATGTTGACGAATGGAATGAAAACTATCCATGTTATTACAAAAGCTGCAAAACTGACAGCTTTAATCCTATTGATGGTATATGGTGGGCGTTTACTCTAACTCTTGTATTTACCAGCTTTCGACTTGGAAATACCGAATATTTGCTTGCTTCGGAAGCAGGGGAGCTTATAGTAACCGAAGATGAAAAATATTTTATTGATTTAGGAGATTAGAATATGATTACTTTACATAACGGCAATGAAACAATCGAGCTTCTGACGGATGATAATAGTTATTCCTATGAAGCTGTAATGGGCGAAGATGCACTTACACTGTATTTCTCTTATCCGGGCTATCTGAATGTCCCTGTAGGTTCATGGTGTGAGTTCTACGGCAAGCGTTATTCCTTGAAGAAAGACAGCAATTTCAAGAAGAACGGAGAAAGGAACTACGACTATACGCTTATCCTTGAAACCTCGAAAGCCGATACGGAACTTTGGAAGATACGCAATACGGTAGACAACCGTATCAAGTTCCCTTATACCGCCAAACCTAAAGAACACCTCAAACTAATTGTCGATAATCTGAACAGGCGTTCTTCGGGCTGGGTAATCGGTGACTGTATAGATGGTACGGAAAAGCTGATTAACTACAACCATACCTATTGCTTGGACGGTTTAAGCCAACTGGCAGAAATTTATGAAACAGAATATCAGATTACGGAAGCTGTTATAGAGGGTGTTCATACAAAGATTGTACACCTAAAGAAAGTCGAATACAACAAGGATAATCCCCTTACTCTTTCTTATGGTAAAGGACATGGCTTTAAAACTGGTGTAGGACGGGAAAGCGGTGACATTCCGCCTGAAATTATCCTTGTAGAAACGACTGATAGAAACATAGATTATTCAAAATACGGTGCGAAAGAATTGCTGATGCCCAAATCACAGACCATTCGTTATGACGGTACGCACTTCGATGGAGAGGACGGTTTCAACGCTGCTATCTCCCGAACTTATAAGACTGACGAATACGGTACGGCCGTTATGCGTGCCGACCATGAGCTAACCACTGCCAAAGAGGATAGCCTGGATTGCACAGAGATTTACCCGTCACGCGTGGGAAAGGTTAGTGAGGTTAGAACAGTAGATACGAAGAAGCATTTCTATGATTTTTACGATAATGATATTCCCGATAACCTCAATTTTAAGGATTGTCTTATCGAGGGTGAGAAGATGACTGTTATCTTTCAGTCCGGCATGCTTTCCGGTAAAGAATTTGAAGTGAGGTACACCCATGTAGGGCGTAAATTCGAGATAATCCCGCAGGAGATAGACGGTATCACCATGCCGGACGGTGGCGTATGGATGCCGGAAGTTGGCGACAAATACGCAGTGTTCGGTATCCAGTTGCCCGAAGCCTATATCAGTGACAATGCTACAAGAACGGGCGCATCATGGGATGTGTTCCGGGAAGCCGTCAAGTATCTCTACGAACATGAAAACAAGATGTTCACTTTTACTGGTACATTGGATGGCATTTGGGCAAAGAAACGTTGGTTACAGGTTGGCGGTAAAATCGTATTGGGTGGTTTCGTGAACTTTACGGACAATCAGTTCCATCCCGAAGGCTCTCTTATCCGTATGGTAGGTATCAAACGGTTTGTAAATAACCCGTACAGCCCCGAAATAGAACTGTCCAACACTCCGGTAGGTACATCCGTTGCCAGTGAACTTAATAAGATAGAAACGAACGAGGTGCAGGTTGAGGAGAACCACAAGAAGGCACTTCAATTCACCAAGCGTTACTATCGTGATGCAAAGGAGACAATGGAAATGATTGCCGACAGCCTGCTAAACTTTTCCGGTGCAATCAACCCGATAACGGTTGCCACGATGCAGATGCTCGTTGGTGATGAAAGCCTCCAGTTCCGTTTCGTGAACTCCAAGACCGACCCGGTGGTAGTCAACCATGATATTAGTTATAATCCGAGTACAAAGGTTCTGAACGTTCCGGCAGGTATCATCCAGCACATGACATTAGGGATTAAGACCTTATCCAATGCTCATGCAGCCGGTGATTACAAGTATTGGGATATGGCGGAATACAATTCCCCCTCACTTGTCAATCCGGAAAAGAAATTCTATTTATATGCCAAGTGTAGTAAGGATAACCAATCAGGGATATTCCTTTTGAGTGAAACTGCTATTGCGTTGGAACAGATAGACGGATATTATCATCTGCTTGTCGGTATCCTTAACAGTGAGAATAACGAGGAGAGAAGCTTTGCCACTTTGTACGGATTTACGGAGATATTGCCCGGACGAATAACTACGGATAAGATAGTTTCTTCTGATGGTAAGACTTATTTTGATTTGGTAACGAATGAGATAGCCGGACGTATCAGGTTTTTGAATGGTCTTATTTCCGGTTTGGTCGGTATCGGTAATGACGATGGTATTAATGCCGGTATGTCCGGTGAGGGAAATTCCGGTTCTGATGTACGTATATGGGCTGGAGCCAATGAAACAAATAGGGGAAAAGCTCCTTTCAGGGTACTTCATGACGGTAAATTAATAGGTACTGATGTGGATTTATCAGGTATTATCCATCTCAATGCCGAATATCTTAAAATATCTAATGGTATTGATATTGATAGCGGAAGCCTTATTACAAAAAGCGCTCATTTAGTGTTGCCGGAAATTGAAGGTGATTATTCACGTGTAATTCGTTGGGTGGTACCCTTGTTTACAAGGGTTATTATACAAATACGGCTAGAAACAGCTAATTCCAGCGTGCTTATAGCTCCTAACGGTGATGCGTTGAATCCGGTTTCATCGCTTTCAATTAATGTAGGAATGGATTCCGGGGAAATAGTTGGCTTTAAAAAGAATGGTTATACTTATTGGAGTGTATTCAAACATATGCATGAGGAGTTGTAAACCTGCAAATAACAAACCTTTTACCAATTGTTCGTTATCTGCGATGTAAAAAAATGGCAAGTCTGTTTCTCTGAACTAATTTTGTGAAAAACAGAGAAATGGGTATGTTATTTAGAAAATTATCAATGTGGTTGCATAAACTGTGTGAAGATGCACGGAGCTTTGATAATAGACTTTTAAGAATAGTAGCATAGAATACACAAGCCTTTGAGCTAACGTACCCATACGTTGTGCTCAAGGCTTTTTTATTGATATAACATTATGCCGTTAATAAAGAAGAAAATATCAGAGTTGCCTCTTGCCGATAGCCTAAAGGGATTATATACCATTGGTTACAAAATCATAGATGGTATCAAGACCAGTGTAAAGGTTAGCTTGGAAGATATTCAGACCGCTTATCAGGATGTCGTTAATGCAATTAAAAAATCCGAGGAAGCGACCAGTAACGCAAATAATGCTGCTGTAACCGCCGAAGAAAAAGCCACCGCCGCTAATACAGCCGCCCTAAATGCCGAAAAGGTTGCCAACAATCCGACATACATCGGCAAAGACCACTATGTCTATGTGTATAACAAGGATACGGAAAGCTTCGACAGGACGGATATTTATTGCAAGGGTGAACCGGGAAGCTCTTTCCGTGTCTCCGGCGAATACGCCACCCTTGAAGCCTTGAAATCCGCCGTTCCCGATGGTTCGGCAGTTGACGGGTTCATGGCTGTAGGTACGGAAGCCCCTTATGATTACTACGCATGGGTGAACGGCGAATGGGTAAGCCAGGGGAAGATAGGCGGCATAGACGAAGCGCCAACTGACGGAAAGGTATACGGTCGTAAGAATGGGGATTGGGCGGAAGTTCCCGAGCATTTAAATCTTACA